AGCTCCACTTTGTCTTGTCTGCCCAAAAAGCTGCTGACATTTTGCCTTTTGCAATATTTTTAGCGTGTCTAGCCTTAAAACTTTTGCGTTTTGCCTTATCTGCCATGCTTTCACCCTTTCTTGGTGGCTTTGTATCTGCGCCCTGCGCTCCAAATCTAATTAATTTGACCTTATCGCCCTCTTTTGCAAGAACAACATGAGACTTTGTTGGGTGTGATGGGGTTCTCTTTGGTTTGTTAAAACCAGACAATCCAAATCTTTTTAGTCTAGGGTCACTCATTTGCCCTTCCTCTTCATTGCCATATTGTGTGCCTCAGTAAATGAAACCCCTTCTCTCATCTTGCGTTTCATATATTCCATATGAGCCTTTGTGTGACCATGAGCCTTTTGGTGCTTTGCAAGTGTGTTCTTTTGTCTGGTAGTTAGCTTCATCTTCTTTTTTGATATTTGTTGTAGATAGCTGCGTCTGCTGTTCTTGCTTTATCACCTCTCATATAGCTGTTTACTCTTCCAAAAGACCAAGCTTGCATTGTTGTATTTCTTGAGCCACCAGATAAATAAGCACCTTGTCCCTTGCGGTAAACCTCTGCAAGTTCACCATAAAAAAACCTTGTGCCATCAGCTTTCTTTTTAAGTGCGTTTTTTACGCTTTCGCTGAGTGGTTTTCTTCTTTTTCTTTGTGGTGACATTTTGAGCAACCCTTGATTTTTGTACGGCTTTTATATCAATATACTCTCCTTTTCTATAAGCTTCGGCAGTTCGCTTTATTTCAGCAGCTTTCGCAGCCCTGTTTTTAGAACCAGACAAGTATTTTTTGGGAATACCTGTCTTTTTGTCCTTTGGAACTCGCCTTAGTTTTCTAGTCACTTTTTAGTTTTCTTTTTAGCAGTGGCCTTAGTTTCTTTAGGCTTTTTTGTTTCCTCTTCGCCCTGTACCTTAAAAATATATCCCATTACTTTTTGCCTCCTTTCTTTTTCTTCTTAGTTCCTTTGGGCTTCATTGATCCATAGTGTGAAGGCATGACA